TGTTGCTTTTTCTCTTTTGCAATTCGACGTAAAAAGGCGAAATATGTTATCTGCGTAAAGTATGCAAAAGCATTAGGTAATCCAGTGCGTGTTGCTTTTTTAACATCATAGTTCATAATCGCCTTGATAGAGTTTTCGACTGCGTCCATCACCATCTCTTCTCGATATGTATATCCTACAAAGTTTGGTTTATGTGATAAGCCTTCAGCTATTTTTAAAAAGCAAGTTCCAATGTATTCGGTGATCCTTGGCTCATCTACCATCTTTTTACGAGCTTCATTCACTGAGGTGACGTAATCTACAACGGACTGAGAAAATTGTTTGTTGTTTACGTAGTGCGGTTTTTCTCTAGGTTTTAGCTTTTTCTTGGGAGTGTTCTTTTCCATAATTTAGTATCTATTATATAATGTGTTTCACTATTAGTACATAAAATAAATGCACTTTTTATCATTTTGTTGTGTACAACTGATTAAACTATTGGTATAATAAATAAGTACAAACAAAAAAAGGTGGGCCTTCTTAATTGTTATCTCTAAACTTCTTTCGCCATTCAGTATGGTAATCAGATAGAGGTTGATTTAAACCAAAGTCTTCTTCACTTGCAGTATTAGTTGGTTCTGTTTTCCAATCTTCTCCTTCATCATCCATGAAATCTTGATTATCAACTTGAGGATTAAACATTTCCTTTAATGCATCTTCTAGCTCATCATCACTCAATACTTTCTGTATTCTTTGGAATAGTAAATATCTGTGATAGTGCAGTTTAAGGGCGAAAGGTGTTTCAGATAAACCTATGATCTTATCTCCGGCGATCGTAACCAATTCGTCCTCATCACAATCTATCCAAGGGCGTAAAAAGCTTTTTTGTGTTTTTTCAGTGAGGATCAGTTGGAGTGGTGATGCGATGTACATAACGTTGTTTTCTTCTTCAGAGTCAACTTCTTCAGCAATAATGTACGATCCATCAACTAAGCGATAACTTACTATACGCGTGCCGTTTAAAAATTCTTTTAGCGAATCTGATGGGTTATAACTCATAGTGGCACCTCGTGTATTTTGTATTTAAACTTCTCTTTTGCGTAAATTTTTACTCGTTCAATTGCATGATTTAGTGTGTAGTTCTTTTTCTTCTTCCATGATAAATCGTCTGCTAAATCGTAAATGGTTGTTCCTTGTCCATCTTCTGTTTTTCGTAGTCCTCTTCCAATAGATTGTAAAACTCTTATTTGTGATTTTGTAGGTGAAGCAAACATTATGTTGTGTAGATTAATTATATTTATACCTGTGCTAAAGGTACCTACACTCGCAACAATAATAGCGTTCTTTTCTTTTTCAGTAATCTCGCGAATTCTTTCTCGTTCTTCAGCGTTTACTGCACCAGATACAAAGAACACTTTACGGCCAGTTCCTTTTAGTTTTTCTGTAAACATGTTATATAAAGGCTTGCCGTGCTTTTGAACTAAATTATACAATACTAAAGAGTTACCTTGCTGATCACATGTAAGGTTAACTATAAACCTATTTCTTTTTTCATGACTTACTATATGATCTATTTCGTCTTGGTACTTTAATCCTTTACAAAGTTTGCGTTCTTCATCAGGATATTTTAATACTAAGCACTGCACTGTAAGTTGAGCTAAAGTGTCAGAGTCAATAAGCTCCTTTGTAGTCGTCACCTTATGTACAGGACCGAAGTTTCCTTCAAGTGTCATTTGATTTGAAACAGCACCATCAAGCGTACCAGTAGTACCGATGCGAGTATGCGCTTCTGTTAAACGATTCATAATCGTAGTTAAGCTTTTAGCTTTAAACGTGTGTGCTTCGTCACCTACAACAAAGCCATATTGCTTAAACCAATTCGGAGGTAAACGAATAGCACTTTGCCATGTAGTAATTACTACAGATTGTTCGAAATTAAGCTTTTCTTTTCCTGAATAAATTCTATGAACATCTTCTTCTACATCAAACGTATCGTCTTCTCCTGAGTAATCAGCAAAGTCTTTATACATTTGCTCTACTAACGATGTAGTAGGTACAACAACTAACGCTTTAAAATCAACATCAGTTTCGAGAAAATATCTCATAAGCATATAAATGATAAGAGATTTACCAGATCCTGTAGGAGATATTAAAATACACCTGCTACTTTGCGCAGCGTGTATAAAAGCATCTAACTGATAATCTCTTGGATTGATCATTTTACCTTTAATGCTAATAGGTAGTTTATCGATAAACTCTTTTAATATATCTTTTTCATCAATCTCATGTTTTAAAGAACCATCTACGTTAAGCTCGTATCCTCGTTCATAACAAAATTCTGCTACTCGCTTCATCAGACCATAAGGAATAGTCTGTGATCTTGAATCGTATAATCGAATCTTTCCGTCCCACAACTTATTTCTATAAGCAGGCATAAACTTATAGCCTTCTGCATAAAACGTAAAATATTCACCAAGCTCCATTAGTACACCACTATCATCAGATCGCAGTATTACTTTTGCTTCGTCCTTTTTACTAGCGCTAATCATTACATGCCAGAGGTAAACTTCTTAAAGTCAAGAATGTTCTTGACGTGTGTGTGTCTCCATCTGATATTACCCATGATTTCTTCAAGAGTATCAATAATTGTTTTCTGATAATCGATTTGTGCACGAATACGCACCATATCTTCATCAGTGCAATAATACATTTCCATGTCGCTCTTCAAAGGTTTAGTCATACCATCGAATGGATCGTACTTCCATTTACGGTTGTCCATATCTTGCTGTGACATCTTACCATTATAATAAAGCCACTTATCCTTTTTCATGGATTCTTGTTCCATTTCCTTTTTCTTTAGCATAAGCTTAGCCATTGAAAAAAGTTCAAGGTATTTGGCATGTAATTTAGAAGACTTTATAGTCTCATCGTCAAGGCATACATCATCAATGACTGCATCCTTCTTCCACATCTCTAGGATCTGTTCCAAGTTAATCATAATATAAATTTATTTATAGTTATTTAATTATAGCAAATTCATTGTATCTAAAAGTAACATCTGCTTGTAAGTATGTAACATCAGACGATTGCGAATTGAATTCAACACCACTTAACGACGTAGGAAACGATTCTTTAAACTGAAACTGCTTGTTTACGTTGTTATGACTTGACATGACTGACAATATCATATCGTGCCGTTCAGTAGTATCGGTATTTGATTTCATCCAGTTAAACATTTCTGTATAGTTTGTCATATCTTCATCAATTGCAAACCTAAGCGATAGCGTATCAAATGTAATTGCCTCGCCTGGAGTATATCCAATTCGATTACGAAAGTTAGTTTGAACTTCACCTGAAGTGACAGAAGGTATACCAAAACTGGTTATGAAAAATTCGGTATTCGCAAACTTTTCACGATTGATCGTAAGCTTAAACCCTGTAGGAGAAAGCATGTTAATATTAGATGTTAGGTTTGTTCCGCTCATATATCTATTTATAACGCAAAAAAAGAGGAGCTCCGAAGAACTCCCCTTTAAATGTGTTGTTAGTTAAGATCTAACTTAGCTTTGTCCACCAACGTTAATGTTCTTAACGCGGAATGTACGGTAGTAAGGATTAGACTTAGCAGCACCGATACCATCAACTGTTCCAGTGATAGGATTCGCTACAAGACCATAACGTGTCTTGAAAGCAATTTTCGGTTGGAAGCTATTTTCGCCAACTGCACGGACCATTGTGAGTGGTACGTATGGGCAGTAGAAGAGACCAGCATCATAAGCGCTGTCGCCCTTATAACCAACTGTTACGTAATCTGCAGTAGCATATGGATCTACATAGACTTTAAGGCGTCCGTTAAGAGTACCAGCAAATGTGTTACCAGCTGCATCTACGTTAAGACCTTCAGAACCACCGAAGGTAAGTTTACCACTTGCTGCGAGAGCAGAAGCTACGTTAGAAGAAGCGATAACAAAGTTACCTTTTCCACGACGTGTCTCGAGTGCAATCTCATTAGCTTCCTGTTCGATTTGGAAGATAAGAGACTGGAACTTCTCGACTGCCCAACGGCCGTCTGCATCAGCTACCAAGTCAAATGCTTCAGTAGCACCAACTCCGCCACGCTTACCAGTAACAACCATGGAGCGGATAACTTCACGATTGATTTCAGCAAGGATCTCACCAGACAAGATGTTAGCCAATTCAGACTCAGCATCAAGGCCGTGTACTGCTTTGAGATCTTGCGCAAGTTCCATGGTGTATTCAGCTTTCAACTGACGAGTCTTAGCTGTAACAACTGACTTGTCAATCGTGAATCCCATTTCAGCACCGATACTAGATGTTTCAGCACCAAGAGTAGCTTCACCTGTACCAGTTGTGATACCAGACTCAGGCGAGTCAAACAACCCACCAGCATGTGTACCGTCACCAGAGAAGTCTGTGTCAGCTTCGTTGAAGAGAGCTTCAGGTTGGCCAGCAACTGGGCTGTCCTGATCGAAAGCATTACCATTACCATAACGTGCTTTCATTGCGAAAGCAAGACCAGTAGGACCAGACATTGGCTGGACACCTGCTACGTCATAAGCAATAAGGTTAGGCATTGCACGGCGTACAAGAGAGATAAGTACTGGATCGAAAGTAGTAATCGAACCTGTATTTACGTTACCATCTGCTTCTTGAAGAGAGCCAAAGCTAGATGCAACGGCTTGTTCTCTAAGAGCAACTTCAGTGTTCTCGAGGAGCTTAGCTGTTACAGCCTTCTTGTAGCTGTCTGTGATAGGAGCTTCGTCAGTGTGTTCAAGCACTGGAGCCCATTTTTTCATTTCTTTTTCTGCGTTAAACATTTTAATTAATTCCTTTTTTTGTTGTTAGAATGTTATGTTAATTTGGGTTTATTTGAAACGTGAAAGGTGTTGTACATACTTAGCCATATCCTTAGGGAGTTTAGCTTGTGGATCTACCGCACCTTCTACGATTGTTTGTGTTTCTTTTACTGTTGAATCTTGAGATTCTACAAGTTCTTCAGATTGTTTTGACTCTTTAAAGAATCCTTCTTTGATAGTTGCTACCTTAGCACTAAAAGTATCAGCATCTACGAATTCGGTATCTTCAACAAGTGAAGAAAGTTTACCAGCTTCGGTTGATGCTAAATCAGTGGACGCTTCGCTAATGATCTTTTCACGTTGAAGAGTTACAACTTGACTTGCAAGCTCACTCTTTTCGGCTTCAGCATTTGCTAGAGATTCTTTTACTTCAGCAACTTCTTCTGAAAGTTCATCTACAAGATCAACTTTAGAGGCAGGAACTTCAATATAGTGTTCAGTGAATACACCTTGCAGTGCAGTCATGAAGTTTTCTGTAATCTCAGTGCGCAGTTTGTTATCAACAAACTCCTGATTTTCTTCGATCCAAGATTCAACTACGAAACTCAAGTAATCATCGATCTTCTCAACAAGTGACTCACGAACGTAAGTTACTTCTTCTTGTAGATCTTCAGTGTACTGAGATTCAAGTTCTTCTTGGATACTATTTACTTTATCTGCGACAGCAGCTTCAAACAAGATAGAAGCTTTAGCTTTGAAGTCTTCGGTCAATCCTTGATCTGCTTCAGCGAGAACTTTCAAATCTGATGCAAATGAATCTGCTTCAGTTTCTTCGTTTTTCGCGCTACAGTGCGATGCCATGATTGATTTGTAAGAAGCTGTGATGTCGTCTTTCTTCATCGCCTTAAGTTGACCATACATTGCATTAATGATGTCAGCTTTAGTCTTAGGAACTTCAACTTCGTCTTCTTCGTCCTCAGTCATGTTAATTGCTTCATATGCAGCAACTAGATTTGACTTTTTCATGCCTTTAAGAGCGTCAAAACTTGCAGCAAGAATACCTGCTTTGGTTTTAACTTCTGGCAATTCAACTTCTTCTTCATCTTCGTCAGACTCTTCTTCTTC